CCACCAGACCAACCGCCGCCTTTGGATTTATACCATTTTGAAGCCCAAGCATTTGCATAAGCGGAAGGATAAACATCGAACTTCTTCTTAGCGGCTGATTTGGCTCTAGACCATAATGCAGGATTGCTAGGTGTTGCGGCTGACATTAGATTTCTTCCTTTTGCTTTGATAGTTTCTACTTCTGTTTGCGCTTCTGGACTCTACAGTGACACCATCTGCATTAGAGCCACCCTTGCTTAGAGCTACTTTATGACTGATGTCTTTACCTTCTCTTTTGTCGGCCTTGCCATTGCCATTAAGGTCAGCACTTGTGCTGTCCATTTTCCTTCTAGCCCTTTGGCGTTCCATTCTATCTGAATGTTCGCCTCTGGCCTTTTGGGTTCTGTACTCTTGCTGATAGTCTCTGACCCGACCCTTCATTAGACCATACGGCCTTTAGTCTTGCCTGTCCGACAAATACCATCGCCTCTTCCAGCTTTTGAAACACCGCCACCAGCGTTCATCATTGTGGGCGAGATAACCTTTGTGGAATAATCACTTCCAACACTGGAAGTGCCACCACCACCAGCGGCATCAGCAGCACCAGCAGCACCAGCAGCGGCTTGTCGTTTTTTCTTTTGACGAGAGTTTATCACACCAAATAATGGGCTAACCATTCCTATGCCGCCAAGCTTTCCGTCTTTCAATTTTTCTGCCATTTTGGCTACAAGTATACCCACATCTATCTCCTAACATTTCCATCTTTTTCTAGCCTGTCTTAAACGACTATTCGGGTCTTTTGCTGCCTTAGGAAACTGCTTCATTTGTCCAGCAGAACGGGCGCAGAATGACTTACGTCTTTTAGCGTCCTTACTACCTTTTTTGACTTTACCTGTGACAGCAGTTTTTAACTTAGACCCAGGATTTTTACGTCTATAGGCAGCGACACCCGCCTTAGTCATTCCCGCCCCAGACTTAGTGGAGCGGAAATTCTTTTTGTTGCGTTTTGGCATTTCACCTTTTGACGCCATAATAGTTTACTCTATGAGCAGGGTCATTACATTGCCATTGCCTGTGAAGGCAGAGACAAAACAACCATTGTCAGCAAGTATTCCATCATTGGGGATGTATACGTCATTCCAACCTACAGGCAGGGTTAGCTGAAGTATAATCTCACCCGTAGCACTACCACTACGAATGGTAAAAGCCGCAGCCGCAGCAGCGTTAACTAAAACACCCTGAAGCCTACCGCGTGATGGGCCTACAAGAGCAGCAGTATCGCTTGCCGCAAAATTGTAAGCTCTGACCTCTTGACCAGCCATTTACTTACTCCTTATGGAAGGACGGGTGTATTAAACGCTTGTGCATACATTACTGTAATGCGAACAGAACCTGCGTTAGTGGCAGCAGAAGATGTCACAGTTAAGCGAAGGTCTGATGTTCCAGTATCGCCCCATTCTAAGGTTCCACCGCCGCCAGCACCCAATGCTTTGACACCTACTGTGGTTCCTGACGCAACTGAATTAATAATGGTATTTGCATTACCACCAACTTCGCCAACACTAATATTGGTTGTGGTGTTAGCCGCAGCTACCAGATCAATAATACAGTTAACGATCTTTGAATTGGCAGGAATAACGATATCTGTAACCACCGCCGCAAGCGCACCACCCGCTAGGCTCTGCACTGTGTCTTGACACATTACAACATAGCCCACATTGGCGATATCAGTGCCTATAGTAGTTCCGTTTGTTGTTCTAATAGTACCAGCCCGAATCGGGCCTGAAAAAGTAGTCGTACCCATGTTGATCTCCTGTCTGGGTTAAGTCAGATACTTAGTGCATCTGTCAGGGACAGGATAACAATACAATAGATTATAAAAAAAAGAAAGGGCGCTTTGCAGTGCGAAACCTGACCAGCGCCCCTTCAGTTTGGTTCAATTGAACCTAAACACCCGGTGATCCGTAGATACCAAGTGGGTCAGATACACCGAAGCTGTAACGCTCCCGTGCTTTATAGCGAACATTGCCCGTATCAAAGTCACCGTCCATAGACGTTGTCATTGGTGTACGCTCAAAGTGCTTCATTCCGTTAGGAATGTCTGTCGTAAGGAAGAACGCATCTGCGTCTGTCAGATAGTGGTTGACAGTATAACCCTCTGGGATGGACCCATTGGAGTTAATTGCGTTGATGTCGTTGTCAGCCGTACCGACACGCAAAGATGTTTCCAGCAAACGAGTTGCAACAAACTGAAGCGCAGGTGGAATGATGAGCTTCCGTGGACGAGCGGCAATCAACAGGCCACGTTCATCAACGTAAGCAGCAATGTCAATCACTGCTTGCTCAAGAGAAGTTTCATTCAAATCCACGTTAACCGCTGGGCGGTTTGCGTTTGTGGTCCCAGAAACTGTGGGGTGCGCTGCGTTAAACAGTGTGACGCCATCACCAGAGTTGAAGGTGGCGAAACCTGTGTTCAGCAGAGCTGCCGCTTTTGTTTGCTTGGTATAAGCCATAGCCCGTGCGAGAGCTTTGGTGTACCGAGCAGAAAGCGAATCGTACAGGTTGTCTTCCATTGCTTCTTCAGTAATGGAAAAGCCCATAGCGATAGTTTCATGGGTGTAACGAGCAGTAAATGATTCCTGACCGTTGTCGTATGCAATTGCACTGCCTTCGTTTTTAACGGGGGCAGAACCGAAACCTGACAGTTTCACCTCTTCTTCAAAACTACGGTCTGAAGATTCAGTTTCATAGATTTCAGCATGTTCGTTGTCATACTTGTCGTATTCCAAGCCAAACAAAGCATTGATACCTGGAAGTAGCTCTTTAAGGAGCTGGGCGCGAGAAATAGCCATTGATTATCTCCTTACAGGCCAAGACCAGCAGTGTACGCATGTGACGAAGGATTGAACTTAACAATCACATCGGTAAATGCGTCACCAACAGTTGAGTCTGGTGCGTTAACGAAATCTACAAGCTTAAAAGCAATCGTAGCGGTGGTGTTAGCGGTAGCTACATCCAGAGAGATTCTGGAATTGCCATTGGCTGTGTCTGGCGCGGTCTGATTAACAGCAAAGTTACTGTGCATCAAAGTTTGCGCTACGGCAGCGTCAGCTTGAATTTGGAATAACGCATTAGGGTCATCACAAATATAAGCTTGTGCATCAGCAGCAACTTGACCAGCCGGCCACTGATTATTTTGGCGAAAACCACTGACAGAATCAGTGTATGAGCAGCCAAGGAAGATTCCAACAGTCCCAGCAGGGAATGCAGCAGCGTTTGTGCCAACCTCAGTGACTTTTGTGATAGTGCCGTTTGCGGCTACTTGCACAATATCACCGTTGGCAATAGCGGTGTTGAACCCAGAAGTAATAGGTAATTGGCGTGTGGACCCAGAGAAGGGCCGACCACCAATGGCATTAATAGGGCGCAAACCGTATGGACTAGATGTAAGGGCCATTTTAGGCTCTCCTTCTATTACGATTTTGGTTCAATTGAACCTTTTCAAGCAAGTCAGGACTTGCCAAATGAGGTGCGCGAGGAACGCTCTGGGTTTAACACAGGCATCCTCGGATCGGATTCGCGCATGAAGTTTCTATCCACTGATTCCATTTGGTTTTGTGCAGTGTATAATTGACCTTCTTCGCGGTTGTTTGCTTTTTCAGTTGGAATGCTACACAGTAACAAGCCACCAACTTCAACATTATCTTTGAACCTAGAATCTATGTCAGACATGATGTGAAGTTCAGGATACTCAGAAGCTAAGACAGGGGTGTAACCCTCTCTGAATCTAGATGACACGTTTGTGTTGTCTGCGTTACCCAATGTAGATGTGCGAACATAGCGGAACTCAATCCCATCTCTAGGTTCGGGGGTTGGCAGCATACTTTGTCGTGTCCACGGCTTTACACGTTCAGACATCTCGCGTGTTTCAGCTTCGCGTGGTTTCTTTGATTCAGCCATTTCTTGACTCCTTGAGTGCTTGCGCTGCGTATTGTTCATTCGATATACCAAGCCTCTTAGCGAGGGAGGCTTGAGATGGTGACAATGTCACCGTGCGTGATTTGTTTGTGCTACGGTTGGCAGGGGCAACCACGTTACCCGTTTTTCTGGACGTTACAACATCGCGTTTATTTTCTCCAGCATTAAATTTACTGGGAAATGCAGAACGCATTGCCTCGTCTATTTTTTCATAATAATCGTCACTTCCAGCAGCTACACCTGATGTTACAAGCTCTTCATGGACGCCAAATGCAAAGCCTGTCATCCTTTTATCAGGACCAAACCATTCGTTTCTAGCCGACCATTCTTTTGTTCTTTGATCTGGCTCTTGTGCCACTTCTTGAGTTTGCTGAAGTTTAAACTCAGATGCTGGCCTTTGTTGAGGCTTCATGCGCCCTACGCGATATTCTTCATTATTTATTGCGTTTAGCTTTTCATTAGCTGCAATCATGGCATCAGAATCACCAAGATCGTAAGCTTCTTTATATTCGGCTTTTGCCCGTTCCTTATCAGCAATAATTCTGCGCTTTGCCTGATCGACTATAACACCTTCACCTTGTTCCAGTGTTTTCTTCAGTCGTTCATTCTCTTCATGTATCGTCTTGGCGTAGTTTACAGCCTCTTCACGAACCTTGATGGCCTCAGCCTTATGTCTTTCGGCCTCTTTTATATCAAAGGTCATTTTCTTGATGCGCTTTTGCACACCAGCACTGTAACCAGCTATTTCATCTTCTGTAGGAACTACAGGAGAAACATCCTCTGATGTCTTTGGTGCGTCAAAGTTATCATTATCTGATATTTCTACTTCAATAGAATCTACGTCATCAAGGGCAGAAATCACTGTATCGTTTTCACCCTCAAGGTCTAAAGCTTTATTAGTCATACTCTTGTATACCCCCGTGGGTCATCTACTACTGCTTCAACTGTGTCATCATTAATGATTCTGAACTCTTTGCCGTGAATCTTAAAACGGGTGCCTGAGTATGATCTAAAGATGACAAAGTCCCCTTCTTTGCACCAAGGCCCATCTGGGAAACGACTTTTATCTGAATAAGCTGATTCACCAACTTTCATAACAAATCCAATAATGGATGCTGTTTCTTCAGAGTTTTTAAGTTCGTCTGGCATAAAGACACCACCTGCTGTGGTATCTTCTATCTCAGGCATTGCTATTAATACTTTGTAACCTGAGGGTGCTGGGAGTTTTTTAATGGTTTTTTCTGATACTTCTGCTTCTGCGTACATTTTTGCTTCCTTGCAGTGACTTTAGGCTCACAGTACCTTGCGTGGGATTACCACGATGTCTCATCGTTAGAATAAAAAAAAACAACTATCAACACTAACTCTCTAAAAAACTTTTCTCCAGTTCTTCTAACTCTGACATTATGTGTTGATATGCTTTGTAGGAGCCTACGGAAGTGCAATAGCTATTATAGTCTGATGCACCCCCATAAGTTAGATGGGACTTGATACTATCCATCTGCATTTTGATTTCCCTGCTTAGTAGTGTTAGGATCGTTTCTTCCATTTTCTAATTTATCCCTTTCAGACATTTCTGTGTTTAGTAAGGTTTTTGCTATATCCAAGCTAAGGTCTGCGCCCTCTTTTTTATTTTTAGCTTCAGCCTGACTAAGTTCTATGCCAGCCTTTAGACCAATCTGTGCGCTGACACGTTTGTTTTCAGATTCAAGCTTGGCTGCTTCAAGCTGCAACTTTCCAGAATCGAAGTTTATTTTGTGCTTCAATTCCTGTTCTTTTATCGCCAGCTCTTTTTGTTGTATCTGTGTTAAAGGATCATTTTGCTGACGCTGATTTTCTTTTTGTTTTGCCTCTGCCTGATCTTTCTTCAGAAGCTTGTCTGCCGCCATAGCGGTCAAACGAGACAGCTCCACCTCTGCATCTTCAGGAAGGTCTGTGTCCATAGATGGCATTTCAACGCCAAGGTTCTTCTGTATCTCAACCCTGTACTGCATCGCTACGTGTTCAGTCACATGCGTAGCCATAGCCGCCTGTATGGCAGGAGCAAACGGACTTTGACCCACAATCTGCCGTAGCTTAGGGTCTTCCATTGCTGCCATGTGGACCTGAATGTGTGCCTCATGATCTTGATACATGAAGGCCTTTACAGGCTCTTGCTTCAGCATAGCCATGTTTTCGGTCACTGGGTCCATTGGCTTGATGTCATCTGGCAGCTTAATGATATCACCAGCGTCCTGAATGCCAAGAACCTCTAACATCTGACGATGCAACTTACCCATGTCATACAATTGAGGTGCCTGTTGTGCCAACTGTAACGCAGCTTGGTACTGCATGACCCTTTGGGCCATAGTTGATGCGTTGGGGTCAGAAACAGGAATGACATCCACACGCCCATCAAAGTCATCAATACGGCTGAAGTCACCGTCCATTTCGTATGCGTAGTCTTCTGGCATATAATCACGAATAATACGCGATAATAGGCGAAGCTCTGTCTTCATTGATGCGTGTATACGGGCCTGTACCCCAGACATGACCTTCATAGAGCGTTCCATTAGGGCCAATGTAGTCCCAACGGGTGCCTGAGGGTTCATATCGCCTACTTGTACGTCTGCAACCGATCCAATGCGGCGTCCTTCTTCGACAACATTTCCAAGTAAAGCGTATAATACGCTTGATGGCTCTTTGTACGGGATAAAAGTGATTGAGTCGCGTATTGCGCCACCTGGTACGTCCACATCCCTAAATTCACCCGGCATGAGAGGCGAATCATCGCCTTTGATGCGTAGACCCCTAGCTTTGAGGCCAGCAGGTAGATTCGATAACGTCCCAGCGTCAATAAGCTGGCGAAGTATTGAAGTCGCAGATTTAGCCAGACCCCCAATGAGGTGAATAAGGCCTGTACCGTAGAACCCAAGTCCCGGAAGGTATCGGTAATGAGTGAAATGCTGTATTTTCTTCTTCTTATTGTCATCTTCTTCCCAATTTGCCCTGATTGATAGTATTGTTCTAGACGATTTATCAATTGTTATGACGTATGGTCGGGCTATACCGTCTGGATCATCAAATTCCTCTGGCATATTGAGGTTAACATGCATCTCAAGGATGGTATGGCGGTCATCATCAGACATAACGGTGCTTTCACCGTCTAATTCATCGTATTTTTCTTGTATATCTGAGTAATCAGGTTCTGCACTGGGTAACTCAACGTCACGATAGAAGCCATTTACCTGAAGTTCCAGTATTTCATTGGGTGTTTTCTTCATAACGTGGGTGTAACGTGGACATGCCATCATATCTGTGGCACCGTAGGACGCAACAAAGTCTTCTGCTGGCACAAACATGGCGCAAGGACGCTCCATGATGGGATCATAGTAGACTTTCTTGAAGGCAGAACCAGCAATAGGGAGCTTGAACAGCATTTGCTCAGTCTCATCTCTGTATTCGGTCATTTCTTCCGTCAGCATGTAGTTGAGTTCTTTCTCTACGCGCTGAGACTGCTCGTACTTCTCTGGCGTGAGCTTGCCAAGTATCTTGGTCCTTACTGGCCCAGAGGCTGGGAATAACTCACCCATAGCCTGTGCCTGAAAGCGAACCACTGCTTCAGTCATAATTGGGTGAAACACACCAGACGCTCCAGCCCAAGGCTGTTGACGGTCTTCAACCTTCATTCCCAACAAGTCTAAGCCCTTAACGTAGGCCCTAGCCCAATCCTTTCTGGACTCACGGTCAGCAACAAACTCTGAAACCAACTCGGATGCCATTGAGTCAAGGTCGGTCTCGTCTATGAATTCAGCTAGGTTGCTGTCATGCTGAATATCAGCGCCATCCTCATCCATACCGCCTGTGAAATCAACGACAACACTGCCATCATCTTGCTCAAATGATATGGCATCAGGATTAAGAACCTGAACCTCAACCTGAACCTCTTCTTCATTTTCTGCCACATCAACATCAGAAGGGTCTAAGGGTTTGGTAATAGCCATATCGTCATCTCCAGTTTTGGTTCAATTGAACTTTTACACCAAAAGGCGTAAAATATAAAGCCCTAGTAGTAACTGACGGGC